TCTGTTTGGAATGTTTTAAACAGAACAGCAGGCTCAAATCAATACGTCTGTTTTGAAGTTGACGGCATACTTTTTTATGCACAACACGAATATTTAATGTGGAGATTTGGGCTCATAGAAGCGCTTGTGCGTAGCGGCGGAAAGTCCCTCATAAGAAAATACACACCGTTGCTGCATCTTCCAGGAAACGACGGACCTGTGTCGCAATTTGAATTAGAAAAAGCTGGTATAGCAGAACAAACTGGAATTAAATATTCTCGTCATTTGGTTGACAGATTTGGTTTCAGGCTAGAAACATGGCCGCAATTTGAAACGTCAGACAACGACCCTCTAGCCGCTACGGGCTCATGCCGTGTACAGATGCCCAATGGTGGACAATTACGTCCTGGGCATACAGTTATAGTGGGACCTAAACCTGATTATTTTTTTGGCGCGTATTTGATTACATCTGTTTCGTTCACGGAAGGTTCTCCAGAGTCTGCACAGGTTTCTTTCCGTACACCATTAGAGCCACTTACTCAAAAAGGAAAACCCATAACGAGCTTGGCGGCAACTTCGCCAGTGTCTTTGGGCCAGAGAAGCATAGGAATTTTATAAATGATTAACGACCCTCTATCAAGATTTACGAGCTCATCTCGAGGTTCAAGCGGAGCCCCTTTTCGGGTTGGGGTTCATATTGCAAAAGTGTCAAGAGTTGCTGCTAATGGGAAACTTTTTATAGTTATTCCGACAGTAAATCCCACCCAAACCATAGGGCCATGTTCTGTTTTTACAGAATCGGAAATTGAGGCTGGAGACAAGGTTCTTGTTGCATTCTTGGATGCAAAGCTAGATGATGTCGTTGTGGTGGCAAAACAGACCGCCTAGATGGGCAAACTGTTATAAAATGAATATTGGCAGGTAACGCATGGACACTCTAAAATTTCCATTATCATTCAGCAGGGGCCGTGCTGTTGTCATACCCGAAAACACGGACGAGTACAAATCTCAAGCTGTGGCAATACTGGTTAGGACTAACATCGGAGAAATGCCGATGGAGCCAACATTTGGTATTACAGACCCGAGTTTTAATGTTTTCTTTAATTCAGAATTTTTGAGAAATATGAACACTTTTTGGCCAGACATAAAAATTTCTGATGTTTCTGTTGACGCTCGTGGAAGCGCATCTGGAGCCATTCGTCTAAACGTGAAATTTGAGGATTAAACATGGCTTCACCAGACTTCTCCCAATATATTGACTTATCGATTGATGATAGAGACGCCGCAGACATCTATGACGATTCAGTAGAGTACGCTCGTCTAGCTTTACCAGAGTTCACCCCGAGAGTTGGAACAGTAGAAGACTCGATACTTCAGGCATGCGCGCTAATAGGTTCTCTCAACATTGCTGCAATCAACAGAATTCCCCATGGTCTTATGGAGGGAATACTCCAGCTAATGGGTGTAATTAGGTATGAGGCAACATTTTCTACAGTAGAAGTTGAATTTACGTTGTCCAACGACGGAGAAACAGTTCCTGTTGATTTCTTCGTTGTATACGAAGCAGTAGTGGGAGAAGAAACCGTCCAATACCCATTTAGGACAACATCTCAAGTGACAGCAGGAGTTGGCGACTCTGTAGTGACGGCTACCCTAACATGCGAAATATCGGGCGTTATCCCAACACTACTTTCTGGAACAGAGTTGGTGATAGTTCAGCCAAACGCAACAGTTCTTTCTTGTGTGACTACGGCTTTAGTTCAGCAGGGTGATGAACCAGAGACTGATGACGAATACTTTGCACGAGCAACGTCTCATCTAGCTTCCTTGAGCTCCTCTCTCGTTACTGCAACACAAATTGAAGAATTCATAATCACCCAATACCCAGACGTGCATAGATGCAAGGTTTACGACCTGTGCAATCCAGTTGTTGATTTCGATGCAACTTTTGCCCCTGGAGCGCTAACTGGTACTAATTCCGGGCCGGCAGTAGGCAACACGACTGCTGATTTTATATCTGATTCTACGTTTTCTGACTACACAAGGGTTATAAACACAAGCACTGTCACTGCGGAAAAAAATTATTTAATTTCCGGTGTTTATAATACAACTGCTTCTACTGCAACTGCTTTTACGTTTACTAGGAATGCTTATGAAGCACCTCCAGGCGAGATAGACGTAGATGGAGCGTTCATTGACCTATTTAGGCTTCGAAACGACTTATCAGAACCTGCAGCTGGATATTTCGTAATAGTTCTTTGCGACGACGACGGAAATCCAATTTCTGACACTGTTAAAACTTCGATTACGCAAGATGTTTCCGCAAGAATAGTTGCCGGGTTGTCATTTGTGATACTTGATGCTCTTGTATGCGATGCTTCGTTTTCTGTTGATATATCAGTAGACAGCGAGTACTCTGCCGCAAGCGTTGTGACAAACGTTGCTGAAGAACTTGAATCTTTTGTTTCTCCGGCTAACTGGCCTAACTGGAATCCGTCTGTACGACTATTTGACCTTGTTGTTAGGGCCAATTCTGTTGAAGGCGTAGCATATGTCAACTCCGTTACAGCGACCATACCCGAATTTGGAGATTATACGTACGTATCCCCAGGCAACGAGCTAGTAATCCTAGAGACCACATCAGGCTCTGCAGTAACAGGATTGCAAATGGTTTACAAGGGAAGTCTTCCTAGAGCAACAGTGGAAGTGACTGTTTCGTGATTACTAATAGGTTGGTGGGCGATGCTTTTACATTACACAGCATCAACAATCTTAGTTCTTGGTCTGCTGGCGCATCTACAGTTATAAGCGATGGAGGTCCGACCGAACTATTACCTAGACTCAACTGTAGACAAATAGAAATTGGCGGCGGATTAAATAACTCTATTTACATAGAACCACTTCCTGGAGACGAATCTCTAAACAACTCCGCCGCAGTTTTTACTTTTGCTATAAAAATACCAAATGGCGGACTGGTAGATGTATCTGTTGAAGACGTTTCAACACTATCTATTGCATCTATATATAGCTTCGTAATTAATGCATCTAGCCCTTCTATCAATGCTGAAGGAGTTGCCTCCCCTCAGTGGTCAATAGTGAGAGTGCTTACTGATGTTTTTGACTCTTCAACTCCCGCTGTAAAAATAACCATTAGCATCGAAAAAAACCAATCAGAAACAGCTTATTTTTCGAGTCCGGTTTTTGTCCCGCAAATGGAGTTTGCTAACGAAAGCACAGCGTTGGGCAAAGTGGCTTCTCTTCTACCTCAGTTCATGCTTGAAGACGATTTTTCCATTACAGAACCAATCGACATGCCATTAATGAGATTTATAGATGTCTGTACTGTTGGTTTAGATTCCGTTATAAACAAAACACTCGACATGTCCTACCTTGATGCCCAAGACGGGAAAGACGAACAGTCCATTAATACACTAAGCACGCTCGTCAACCCACGCGCAGCGCAAGTGTCAGATTTGCTCTGGTTGGCAAAATTTGTTGGAACAAAACCGGTTACACGCTTTACATCCTCAACGGAAGAGGAAACTGATGCTTTTGTCCTAAACAGCTCAGAACTAAACAGTGCCGACACATTAAGAATTACATCTTACTCATCTTTGAATCCTCCTGTTTTCGACCTTGAAGTACAAAGAGATTTACTTGATTGGCAAGTGTCCACAGGGTCGTTTGGGTTCAATGCCGGAACAACATCAGCAATTGAAGATTCAGTAAAGCTGATGCTCATCGGAAACAAAACTGTGAACCTGGATTATGACTACTCTACGAATCCGTTCGAAATAGAAATTCAAACGCCATGGTATGAAACACTAGGCGCTGATGAAACAAAAATAGGAGAAAGCTCTGTTTTAGTCATGGAAGCAGTGCAAAGAGCTAAACCTGTAGGTGTTTTGCTAACGCATGTCATGACGGCATAGTTAAAAACGGCAAGGAGTCATTTAGTGTTTGACAACGAAGAGCAAGCCCTAAGGGAACAATTTGAACACCTGATACGCGACATATTGCCTTCCAGATTGGTGACAAATTTTATAATTATCGCGGAAGTGGCAGGAAATGAAGCGAGCGAGCTGTCTGTTTCAGTTTCTTCTGGAATGAGTCCCTGGCTTGCGAACGGCATGCTCGAATATGCATCTGACATAATTATGTCGGGGGAATGTTCCTATCCAGGCGAATTCGAATAATGTCAAGAAGTTATTGGCTAATCAAGCCAAGAACCTTAATCTACAATATATTAATGGAGAAAAAGCCGTGATATCCGGAACGTATAACATTCTGTGCGAGCAGGGAACTACGTTTGTCCGCGTACTCGAACTTCAGGCACCCTCTCCTGATGACCCTTCGGTTTACGAAGTTTATGACCTAACGGGTCATACTGCACGAATGCAGGTTAGGAGAACTATTGACTCTTCTGCGGTAATGATTGAGTTGACCACAGAAAACGAGGGAATAGAAATAGACGGCGATGAGGGGAAAATAACCATCGTGATGAGCGATGCTCAAACTGGTTCCCTCACTTCCAGTGGCGTTTATGACCTTGAAATCGAAGATGGCGGCGGGAATGTATCACGGGTGATACAAGGAACGTTTACCTTGTCGCAAGAGGTAACGCGATGAGCAATACCGTCCCTAACAATGTCAACGTTTATCAAGATACCCCTAATCAGGTATTAATTGACCAAGAAGCGCCGAACCAAGTAATTGTTCGCACTGGTGGCGCTGCTGGCAATACGCGTCGATTTGTATATGCCCAGTCGACACCATCTGCAACTTGGGTAATCACACATACGCTTGGTGGAAAGCCAGTAGTGGTAATAGTTGATTCTGCTGATACCTACGTTATAGGTGAGGTAACATATAACAGTACATCACAAATAACCGTTAGCTTCACAGCTCCCTTTTCCGGATTCGCATACTTGACATAAGGCAGGACCATGGCAACCAAGTTTTTAACAAATCTTGACCTCAACCAGAACCAGATTCTCAACGGAAGGTTCGAGGTTGTAGCAACAGACCCATCTTCGAACAACTTCGAAGGTCGGATGATTTATAACAGCACTGAAGACACTATCAAGGTGTACTCAGGCTCCGCATGGCGCAAGATGCTTCACAATGTCCAATCTGGTGGAACCCATACGGACGCTATTACCATTTCGGAATCAAACGGACAGGTAACTCTCACTCTAAACCTCGCTGACACAGACAGCGCCGGTTTGCTTTCTAGCGCTTTCTGGAACGACCTTACTGATGCTACCTCGGATGCCACAGCCTCAAAGCTGGTCAAGCGTGACGCAAACGGCAATATTAAGGTCGCGACTCCAACAGATGCTGCGCATGCCGCAACTAAAGGTTATGTAGATGCCGCCCGCCAAGGCCTTGATGTTAAGAAGTCAGTCCGTGTTGCGACAACAGTAGAAGTTAATCTTTCTACAGAACTTGAAGCTGGCGATACCCTTGATACAAGCGTTACCCTTGTAGCTGGTGACCGCGTTCTTGTTAAAAACCAGTCAACAGCATCGCAAAACGGTATCTACGTTGTCCAAGCAACCGGTGCAGCAGTACGCGCTACAGACGCTAACGGCACAGCTGACACTGGAGAAGTATCTGGCGGAACATTCACCTTCGTTGAAGAAGGTTCTGTAAACGCAGACTCCGGCTGGGTTGTTTCGAGCAACGGAGCAATCAATGTTGGCACAGACCCAATGACTTGGGTTCAATTCTCAGGTGCTGGCCAAGTAATCGCTGGTGACGGTCTCACAAAAGACGGCAACACTCTCAATGTGGGTGGGACAACCGACCGTATTACTGTTACCGCAAACGCAGTTGACATTGCATCAACATATGTCGGCCAAAACACGATTACTACTCTTGGAACAATTACCACCGGTACGTGGAATGGCGTAGACGTTGCTGTGGCAGATGGTGGTACTGGTTCAAGCACCGCTTCTGGGGCTCGTACAAATCTCGCTGAAACATCCGCTTCCGGGCTAACAACAAGCACGCCGGTTATAGCGAGAATATCCAAGCAAGGCTGTGCCGCGTCGGCCGCAGGCGTCTCCACCACAACAGTTACGCACAACTTCGGCACCACAGACGTGATGGTCCAAATCTATGAAGTTGCAACTGGTGCAACTGTTTTTGGCGACATCACCCGCTCAAACGGAAACACGATTTCAGTGGTCCTCAATGGAACAATTTCAGCAAATGACTACACAATAGTTGTTACAGGTTAGGAATAATATGAAAATTACAGCAGAACAAAAAGCAATGCTTGCATCATACGCAAGAAGCGTATTGGGCGCAGCAGTTGCCACTTACGCAGCGACTAGCGATATTAAGCTGGCAGCAAATGCTCTTTGGGCGGCAGCACTCCCAGTTGTGCTTCGCTACCTGAACCCCAAAGATACAGCATTCGGCAAAAAGGCTTAATGCCTAGCCCTGAGGGGCTTTAAACTAGAGAAACGACCGAGGTCATGGCTCAAAAATTTGTAACCCCAATCACGATTAAGCAGCTTTCATCTGCCGGTTCTGATGGGCTCACGATTTTTGTAGACGGCGAAACATACGCAAGGCTTCAGGTTCAAGCAGGTGGAAGACTTGTCTGGGGTGACGGCACGGCTGTTGGAGACGTAAACCTCTATCGCGACGAAGCCAATGTCCTTAAAACTGACGACACACTAAAAGTCCCCGCTCTTTATGTTGACGGGATTGAAGTTGACACATCAGGTGCTTCTTCTGGTCAGATACTTAGATTCGACGGTGCGAAGTTTGTTCCCTATACGGGCGATGCTGGCCCAACTGGAGCTACTGGCGCAACTGGCCCTGCTGGCGCAACAGGTGCGACTGGACCCGAGGGAGCAACAGGTGCAACTGGCCCAGAAGGCGTAAACGGTCCGCCGGGTTTTGATGGACCAACAGGGCCGACCGGTCCCCAGGGGGCGACTGGGGCTACTGGGGCTACTGGGGCAACTGGCCCGCAAGGTGGCCTCGGTCCAACTGGACCAGAAGGCGCTACTGGTCCGACTGGACCGCAAGGAGACATTGGTGCATCTGGAGCAACTGGAGCAACTGGACCGCAAGGCGATGTGGGCCCAACTGGTCAAACTGGAGCAACTGGCCTGCAGGGAGAGACTGGTCCAACCGGATTAACGGGTGACACTGGGGCAACCGGACCAGAGGGGCCAACGGGCGCAGTTGGTCCAACTGGAGCAACTGGTGCAGATGGCGCGACGGGAGCTACTGGACCAAGTGGCTTGCCGGGTTATGTGGGTTCAGACGGCGCAACTGGTGCAACTGGTGCAACTGGTGCAACTGGATTAACTGGGGCAACAGGTCCAACAGGGCCAACAGGCGCTAGCGCTTTATGGAACTTCACTGGTGCTTACAATGTTGGTTCTTCTTACGCGGTTGGGGATGTGGCCACATATGGCGGAGAAACTTGGTATCGCATAGACGCAAATGGAGGCAACACTGGCGACACTCCAGTTGAAGGAACGTTCTGGACGTTAATTGCAGAAATAGGAGCAACCGGAGCAACCGGAGCAACCGGCGCTACGGGTCCAGAAGGAGCAGTCGGCGCAACGGGCGCAACTGGTCCACAGGGCGCAACAGGACCAACAGGACCTGCTGGTGAAATAAACCTGTTAACCGATGTTGTAATCACATCTGCAGAAGAATTTCAATCGCTTGTTTATGACGGAACAAACTGGGTCAATAAGCACGCTTCTGTTGTTTCGTATGTGCGAAACGCCGAGACAACGACGCTTACAACTGGTACTGCTGTTTATCTTTATGGAGCAACAGGTGACCATGCAACTGTAAAAAGAGCAGACAACGACTCTGATACGACTTCTTCTAAAACTGTTGGTTTGGTCGCTGCAAATATTGCTGCCTCTCAAAACGGTCCAGTAGTCACTCGTGGATATGTAGACGGGATTGACCTTTCTACAGGATATTCCGCTGGCGATGTTTTGTGGCTTGGGGATGATGGAGCATTTACAAAGACAAAACCGACATCTCCGGACCATTTGGTTTTTATTGGCGTAGTTGTCCGCGCGACGAACAACGGCATCGTTTATGTTGCGACACAAAATGGTTACGAACTAGATGAACTTCATGATGTTTATATCAACCCTTCGACACGCGCAAACGGCGATGTCCTTCGTTATAACTCCTCTACTGGTATTTGGGAGAACTCTCAGGTAGTTGGTCCCACTGGAGCGACTGGACCCACTGGACCAACAGGTTTACAAGGCGATGTCGGTGCTACTGGTCCGAGCGGTTCGGTAGGAGCTACAGGAGCAACTGGTCCTGCTGGTGCAACAGGAGATACTGGCCCCACTGGATTAACTGGAGCAACTGGACCTGCTGGTGCGACAGGCCCTACTGGTGCAACAGGACCACAGGGGAATCAAGGCGATATTGGTGCCACTGGAGCGAGTGGGCTTCCTGGTGCTACTGGCGCAACTGGACCCGTTGGCGCTACAGGAGATACTGGTCCCACTGGTGTAACAGGAGACACTGGTGCGACTGGTCCGACTGGTCCTACTGGCGCAACTGGCGCAACTGGTCTTGCTGGCGATAAATACGCAACAACATCAACTACATCTTTAACTATCGCAGCCAGTGGTTCTTTAACCCTTACTGTTGGTACAGGGTTATCTTACTCAACGAATCAAACTGTTTTGATTTCGTATGACATTTCAAATCACATACATGCAGAAGTTGATTCATATAACCCTTCTACTGGAGTGATGGTTGCCCAGATTACTGATTCTGACGGTTCAGGAACATATTCAACATGGGAAGTAAATCTTTCTGGCGCGGTTGGAATTCAAGGTCCAGCCGGTGCCACGGGTGTAACTGGTGCGACAGGACCGGAGGGTGCTACTGGCCTTACTGGTGCAACTGGTCCAGTCGGTGCTACAGGACCTACGGGAGTTCAAGGCAGTGTCGGAGCTACTGGAGAAACTGGCCTACAGGGCGACACTGGTGCTACTGGTCCGACTGGACCACAGGGAGACGTTGGTCCAGCTGGCGCAACAGGTCCACAAGGAGCTACAGGTCCAGAAGGTGCAGTAGGTGCTACTGGTGCAACTGGTGTACAGGGAAGTATCGGAGCAACTGGCGCTACAGGCGTTCAAGGGGATACGGGCGCAACTGGTCCGACTGGCATAACAGGTGATACTGGTGCTACTGGCCCTGCTGGCGCAACAGGCGCTATTGGCCCAACTGGTGCAACTGGCGTTCAAGGCGGAGATGGTCCTACAGGTCCTACAGGCCCGACAGGCCCGACAGGCGTTGGCGCAACGGGCGCTACGGGTCCGACTGGATTGACTGGAGCGACAGGGGCGACAGGCAGCCAAGGTGCGCAAGGTCCTCAAGGACCGCAGGGTGCACAGGGTGCGCAGGGGGCGGCTGCGATTGCGAACGTTATTGAAGTGCAAGTTTTTAGTTAGGAAACATTATGGCTACTTTTACAAA